CTTGAGGAATGGTGTACTCGGTGTGATCGGCTGCGCACCCAACATTTACCGAATAATCTCCACCCGACTGAAGCGTAACGTTAAAAGCATAATCTTCCGGAGCGTCGGTAGCTTCGACAAGCGGTTCGCCGTTTGTGCTTTCGGTTGTCTTTGTGCCGGAACCTAATGCAATTGGAGCCTGTAAAGTAGTTAACATTTTTCATCCACCTTTCTAAAACAAGGGGACCGGATTTAAACCAATCCCCTTGTTTTTGTTTTGTTTTGTTTATCTGCCAACTGCAATAAAAGGAATTGTTATTGAGCTTAAATCTGTATCGGCTGTAATTTCCGTGCCAACGGCTGAATATCCCATAACTTTCTCTGTTGTTTTGACAAACTCGAAAGTGTACCCTCCAGCAGACCCGACAAAGATTCCTTCGGCGTTGTCAAACATTCCTGTAATTTTTGATACATCGAACCCACCCACCGGATAGGGGCCAAGATCCAACGAACCCGAAATGGTTTTTAATGGGTCGTTACCATGAGCAGACACATGTTTGTTGAAGCTCCCACTCGGATTGCCACTTGAATCCTCGTCACGAAAATTAACTTTAAACGGCATATCATTTCACCTCTTTAATTATGCCCCTGAGTGAATCGTCACAATTACGCAAGGCGTTAATCTGCCTTTGGTTGTCGGTTTTAAATAATCCGCCATTACTTGCGTCCTTGGATGATACAGGGGTAAATTCAATTCTCGGAACACCGTCGAAGTTCAGAGTATGATTTGCATACCTGCTTTTGAAAGTTGTCTTTGAATCTTTCGGAGCTTTAGCAACCGGGGTTGTTGTATCTTCGGTTGAAACTCCATTTGATTGAACATCTTTTTTGCCCATGGCTTACCTCCAAATTTTAAAAAAATGATAAAGGGGGGCCGAACTTTCATCCAGCCCGCCTATCTTGATTGGTGGATCAGTTTTGAACGTTGGTCATTCTGGCGTGCTTTTTCTCCAAAGTAACCTGTAAGGTCATTTGGGTACGGAACTCATCTTTAATACCGGTGTATCCGTCCTCTTTCTTGATGTTCGTGAACAACTTAGTATCTTCTCCCGCGAAAATTTTGACCTCTATGTTGTCCATGTCTACGCTGACGGCCTCAAAAGCGAAGTCATCGGATAGAGCTTTGGATTCCACCAGGTAGTAGCTGGCGTGGGGAAGGGTAATGGTTTTGAGATTCATGCCCCACTTTTTGACGAACTGAGTCGGATTGATTTTAGCTGCAAACAATTTGTTTACGACAGTTATTACCCTCGGAGAGCAAACCAAAACCTTGGAATCGGAATCGCTGGCTCCGGCCGCCATTTCATCGAACTCATACAGCTTGCTTTCTGTCAAAGTACCACCGGCATTGTAAACGTTGGTCTTGATGAAAGTGGTGAGTAATCCACCCATTGTGTTCGCGTCCTTGTTGGTGGCATCGTAATGGCGCTCGCCCCATAAAATTGTTCGTTCCAAGCTCTTGCGATGAATTTTTAGGGTGTTTTTGTTTAACCTGCCGCGTTCAGATTTTCCGTATTTCTTTTTCTCCTTCTCGTTCTGCTCGGAGACTTCGTATGCGTCGCGAATCATCTGAACGGCGTTCCACAATTCTCCGGGTTGAGTTGAACGAGAACCGGGAGCGTTGCTTATTTCCGCTGAAGCGTTTGCCAACCGGATAAGTGGATCGTCGTTAATGATGGCCGCTGCCGCCGTTTCGCCATAACCACGTATTACATGAATGGTATTGGCGGTGTCGTCCGGGTCCGCGTCAACCATCATGTGTTCCATGGTTCTGGTGTTCATGATGATATTACCTTTCATAAACACGGTAGCATCATCAACCTTTAGAGTTACTGCGTTTCCATCGTATCCAGCAGCTAAGTCAATCAAAGTCCTGAAGGTGTCATCCACGTCTTCCGGCCAGAAGGTTTTAAGGGTGTCTGTCGCTCCTTTGTTTGTTCGGAGTAACATAACCGTAAACGGAGAAGCATCGGGATAATATTGCATAATCTGTTTGCTATAATCCCAATCTCTCCTAGTATCTAGTAAATCCCAAGTAACAACTGCGCCACGTTTAACTGCCATTGTTTTTCAGCATCCTTTCAATTTGCGGCGCATATAAAAGCACCGCTTTTATTTTTCGTACAACTTACTTATCACGTCGGTGTCTTCGCTTTCTTCGCCTGAGTTTCTACCTCTAACACCATTTTTAGAACCAGCGATAGAACCGGTGCGTTTGCGGGTGGTTTGTCGTTCTTCTTCTGCCTCAAGAAGGCCCTTAGATTCCATATAGCCTTTACAGCGATTGTAGAGAGTTTCCAAACTGTCTTTGTAGTTACCAATGCTGTCGGTTTTGAGCAAATCAGGGTTTTTTTCCACGGCTTTTTGAATGTAAGGAAGAACATCTACCCAATCGTCTCTGTGGTTCAATGCAATGCTTTTCGCTGCCTTTTCATAAGGTTCTGCCGCTTTCCGCAACTCCCGGCTTTCTTTGATTTCGTTGAAGTATTCTTCATGGTATTGCTTGTCCTTTTCATCAACGATTTTGGTAACCCGTTTTTCGGCTTCCGGGAGCAGAGCATTGAAAGCCTTAGCGACCATTTCAATCACTACTTGAGCGGGGTTTTCGCTGTTGAGAAGATCGTAGTTCATCCTTTCAAGATCCGGGAATGCTTCCATGATATTGACAGGTTTATTATCGTCGTCTGTCTCTTCTTTGGGAGCAATACCCTTCTTTAAGTTGTTGATCTCGTTGCGAAGATTGCCGATTTCTTTCTCTGCGTTTTTGTATGATTCCACTACATCTTCTAGACTTTTTCCCTTAAACTTGTCGGGGATTTTGGAGGTTTTCGACTTATCGTCGGCCTCATCGTCATCCTCGTCATCAAGTCCCAAGTCGGAATAATCATCATCTTCCTCGGCTTCTTCCTGAGCGCCCTCTTCTTCAGGTTCGTCAACCTGTTTTTTCCCTTTTGAAGAGTTTGCGGTTTTTTTTACCGGCTCTTCTTCGGGTTCGGATGAACCGTCCTCATCCTCATACAAAGAGGTTACATCGTCGTCAGGAACGTTATCAAGGTTAAAGTCCTCATGCTGTTTTTTACTCATTTAGTCTCCTTCCGGGGTTTACGGGCTTGTATTTGCGGCCTCTTATTGAGGTTTACGCGGCCCGGCCCCTTGAATCCGATTTTTCATTTTGCGTATCGGATTAGTACGCACTTTCAGTTCCTTTTCAAATCTTAGAATTATCATAGGAACTGTGTCGATGAACTCACGAATGCCAAGAATCTTACCTTTGCTCATGGCATCGTTATAACAAAGGATCTCGTAGTTCGGTACAGCGGGACCCAGTGTTGCGTTTAGAATGTCTTTCTCAATAGGGGCTATTCTTTTGCGTTCCATGTAGGCGCAAAGTTTTCCCCACATTGGATTTCGTTGCAATTCGAGACAAAAATCTTTTAGTTGACTTAGCTCTTTAAATTCTTGATCTGTCATTTCTTTTTGCCCTTCATGGATTTAAACAAGCCGTAAATGCCTAATTTTTGCTTCTTACTTAGCTTTTGAGGCTGGTTTTTTTGTTTTGCCATTATTAGACCTCCCTCCGTCGCTTTGATTGCCTTTGGCTTGGCTTGCTAGTACCTGCTTCACCACGTCTGCAATAATTTTGACCATATTCTGATCCGCCTGGAACTGCTGCTTTGATTGCTCTTGCTGAACCTGCATTTGTTGTTGTTCCATTTGGGCTTGCTGCATCTGCATTTGTTCTTCTGCTGCTTCGTCATCGGTTTTTACAAATTCATCCGGTGTATTGGTTACGTCGGACATTTCTAAAAACTTGCGCCACAACGCACGACGTTTAATATCCGGGTCATTTTGTGATTTTAGAAGTATTTCCGCAAGTCGATTGGTTTTAAGTTCCCTGTTTGAAGCTGGGTCGGTGGCCGTACCGCTTGGCCGGTAATCCCACTCCCCCTGAATCTCCCACGGTTCAACAAACTGCCAGGAATCAATCGTATCTTCCTTCCAGTTTAGCCGAACCAACCGGGCTGTATCAATGAATTGTTGATTGTTGCAATCCATCAACATAGCCATTCTCTTCATTCCGAGCCATTCCCATAACTTCAATTTGACATCAAACCTGATACTAGCATTGGTGTTTTGAGTTGCAGTATATGTAGCGGTCTGCTGACGCTGATTATCTACGCCACGAACAACGTCAGGAACGGCAAGTGTACTATACGCCTCGTTTTTGGTTTCGCCTGTCTCCATAAAACCGCTTTGGGGTATGTTGCCCAAGTCAAGTTTACCGACTTGTTTTTGTAGCTGGTTGACATGGATAATGCCGTTCCTTCTCCATATCAATTCCGATTCGTCTAAGTCCCCAGCTACCTCAAACATGGGATTTAGAACCATACTGGCATAGTCAATACGCTGGTTTCTTTGGGTGTCGATTTCGGCGCTAAGATGTTCGATAAGTTGGACTGCACTAAGTCCTACCGATTTCCCCGGTAGTGGTTCGAAGCTGGTGTAAACAAACGGTTTCTTTCCGTGCCTCCAGAAGGGGTTGGGGCCATCAAAAATAACCTGTTGACGGTTGAAGACGATAATGTGATCCTCGTCCGTCCAGAAGTGCAATAGTTCGAATAAAGAGTATTCGCTTCCATACTCGAAGCCAGATTCAACATTGATTTCTTCGCCAGCGAAACTAGCTTTTGAGAAGGTTGTCCCAAACTGATATACGTTTTGCTCTAGCTCATAATCAGGTTGGTAGACTTCTCCGTCCTGCAGCTCCTTGGTCAAATCGGAAAGGGAATCCATTAACCCTTCCAACTCCTTGCGAGTCACATACTCCCTAGTGAATACTCCCCTGAAAGTGTTTATATCCTCCCCATAAGGGTCTGGCCAGAAGTCGTCGTAGTCAAACAAACGGAGTCGGTTGTCATCGTAGGTAACTCTTTCTTCTTCTGCGATTTCAAGGACCATCTTATCCACATAGCCCATGTAATCAGCAGGGTAACTCTTTAATTTTCGGCATTTAACCATCTTCTTTTCGTAATACCAGTCAACCCCCATGGCTACGAAAGGAAAGGTTAATAGTGAGGTGTTGTATTTGTACATTAGCGGCACAATGTTGTTCCGCTCAAATTGGGTATCCAATAAAGAACCTGCCAGTTTTCCTTTGGCGATGTTCTCATAAAGCTTTTCTGGGGTCATATCTCCGGTAGGGAGTGGCTGGCACGTTACAAATGGGCGCTGATTACCCCAAAAAGTTGTCAATAGCCTTGCTCTCCAGGTATCAACCGATTCGTATGGTAGCATAATGTGGAGATTGCTACGGTCGTCGTCCTCATCCAAAGGCTCAACATAACCAGTATACAAGCGCCAGTAGGTTTCTGCGTTTTGATCGTGGTTTGCACTCCGATAGCCGTCGAAGAAATTAAACAATTTTGTCATTTGTTCTAGACGCTCATCGGGAGAGGGTCTTTGCTTCATTTGCGAAACCTCCTAAAGTATAATCCATTCGCCACAATTGGGGCAATAAGTTCCATCTAGAGTAACATAGAATAAGTCGTTACCACAATTACAAGTGTAATGTAGTAATTTATCACGGAGGATTTCACCAATAAATCTTCCTCTAAACAAAGAACAACCGGGACATTGCAACCAAGTTGCCCCGAGTGGGGCAACAGCTTCCCATTCATGCTTGCAATCTAAACATCTTGCCTTTCCTGATAAATGTGGTCTGGCTTCATCGAGATTGATTACATTGTTCATTTCCTCAATCTCCTGCGTTTCTTTTTGTATCGATCCATATTAACTTTATGCCAAGTATCATGACAGACCGGGCATTGTATTTTACCGCGGTTATCGTAATTAATGCTCCCCGGCTGAACCGGTTCGCGACATACGGAGCATTTAATCATGATATTGTCACGTCCTTGTTATCCTGTTTCGCGGCCTAATTAATTCGCGCCTACGCCTTTTGATCGCC